CGCGGTCTATGATTTGCACGGTTTGGTAGTCGGCGTCTTTGACGACCACTTGCACGGTGACGTTGGTCCACACGGGCAGGCCTTCGCGGGGCATGTCCAAGGTCATGCGCTGCGCGCGTAGTTTTTTGGTGCTGGTGCTCATTGGTTGTAGTCCTGCTCAAGTGCTGGGCTGGTGGTGGCAGCGGCGCTGGGGGTGATGAGGGTGGCGCCGTACTCAAGGTAATCGTCTGCAAGGATTTGCAGCCACACGGTGTTACCCGCCGGGCCGTAGTAGGTAAAGCTGGCAGCCGTGCACGAGGTGGTGCCTGCAAGCTCGGTGCCCAGGGCGCCAGTGAGCGCGCTGTCAAGGTCAAAAATGTGCACCTGGGCGCCCAGCAGGGACACGGTGGGCGCGATGGTGAGCGGTGCGCGGATGCCGGTGCTGTCAGACAGGATGCCGGTAAACGCGGTGGTGTCGCCAGCGGTGATGGCCGCGGTGGACAGCAGGCCGCTGCCCATGGTGACGCCGGGGGCAAAGGCGCTGCCCGCGTTGAGCGTGAGCGTGCCGCCCGATAGCGCCCACGGCGCGCCCGTGGTGGCCAGGGTGACGGGGTAGGCGCCCACGCTGCAAAAGCCGCCGGCCTTGGCTGCCACGCGGGCGGTGGCGATGCCGCCTGCCGTGGTCTCGTAATACGCGGCGTAGTCGTACACACGATCTGGGTTGGAGAGCACGGTGTACGCGGCCACGGTGGCAGCGGTGGGCTGGGTGATAAAGGCGTCGGCCACCAGGGCGGCGGCTACGGTGGTGCTGGCAGTAGCGGGTGTGTGGGTGCCGGTCTGGGCGGTGTAGCCGTAACGGGCGATCTTGTACGTCCAGGTGCCCGTGCCGCCGGTGGTGTCTAGGGTGTAGCTGGTGCCGCTGCTGGCCACAAAATCGACTTGCGTGCCGCTGCCGTTGGCCACGTAGATGCTGCTGCCAGCGGTGAGGCCGGTGATGGTGAGAGCGGTGACTAGCTGAGTAACTACGTTGGCGCCCACGGTACCCACAGTGGCGCCGCCTGCCAGGCGCACGGTGACCAAGGCCGTGCCGGTGTTGCTGATGGTGCCGATGACGATGGGGCTTGGGCTGGTGAGCGTGACGGTGGTGGGGGTGTTGGTGGTGTAGGTCAGGTTGCCGGTAATTGCGACGTTGGTCAGCGCCGTGGGGGTGGCTTGCAGCACGTCGCCAGTGACGGATGCGGTAAACGCGCCGCCTGCCGTGGCGGTACCTGCCGTGATCTTGCCCGCCGTCAAAAACTCCAAGCCGACAAGCGTCCAGCCGCCGATTGATAGCGTCGTGCCGTCATAAGTCCAGGAGTTGACCGACGCAAAATTGGCAAGCAGAGAATGCCAATACCGATAGTATCCCCATGCTTCCGATGCCGGGTGATTAGATGTCAGCGTGACAGCGCCGCCGGTCGTGCCGCTTGCAACAAGGGCAATACCCGTAAGTGCGGCGGCTGCGGCTGGCGTGATAGAGATATTGGATGCTGGCAGCATTTGAACGTCTTCAGTCACCGGACCATTTGTGCCGTCGCTTAGAAAGCTGCGATTAAGCCAAACATATTCGTCAGCCGTATCGTGGTAATATCTTCGTGCTTTGCATGACCACTGGTACTTATTGCTTGTGCCGTTGGCGCCACTTTCGCGCCCGATCATTGCGGACAACAGGTAATTAGAAACTACGCCCGTGCTTGTGGTTGTTGCGTTTTTTGACAGTGATTCCGAAATATTACTTAACGTGTAGTTAGTGGTGCCAGTTGTTTGCGTGCCAAGCCACTGAACAACTACGTTTTCGAGTTTTGTCGAGCCGCTCTTAAAGGTAGGGGTGTGGGAATAAAGTGCCGCTGCATAGCGATTATCTGCACTCCAATACAGGCCAGCAATTGTATAAATGCCCGTCCAAGTCACGGTAGGAAATACCGGATTGTAATTTATGTAATTTCCCAGTCGTGCAGATGCCCCAATTGCAAAATCAAGCGTTCCAGACTGTTCTGAACCCCATGATGAAGCATAAAAGTTGGACGTGTTAATAAAAGAATCGCCGGAATGAACCATCATCGGTGCTTGAAACCCTGTGTAAGTGGTAGCAGCCGTTTGATATTCACCAGTCGTAGATTCAATTTTGATATTTTTTGCTTGTATAAGACTTCGTGCCAATGCTAAATAAAATTTGCGTGATGCTCCATTACTTGGATTATTTCTGATACGCATCCCAGCAATATCAATAAAAGCCGGAAACACATTAGATGGAAATGTTGGGAAATCGTTACGAACTGCTGTCTGCTGGTCGAAAAAAGGATCAATACCTGATGACGAAGTTTCAAAAATTACCCCGCCACCAGTTCCAGCAATAAGACATTGCGCATCAACATACACCACGCTGGTATTCACTTTGCACACCATTCCAGCGCCAACAACACATTTACCCCCGTTGTTTGCGTTGGTTGAGCTTTCGTAAGCAGGGTTAAACCGGGTTGTGCCGGATAAATCGAAAATAGTCCAAGCGTCCCATTTCATCCAAGCATTTACCGGATTATCAATCCGCACATTGTTCAGCCGGTTGTATAAGCCGCTCTGATACCCTGCGCTGGAATCGATGGAGGCAACAAGTGCAACGCCAGCCGAAAGCAGGTTCGGCGCGGCCTGAGTACCGCCGCTAGCCGTGAGAACCTTTGTAGCTGCGGTACAAGTAATCGTGGTTGATGCAACGGTTTGGCTGATAGATACCGTCCACACCAAGCCCGAGCCTGACGAGATCGTGGTGCCGCCTGTCACGCCTGTGCCCGTCACCGTCATGCCTGTGGCCACCGTACCCACGGGCGTGGCCGCGAAAGTCAACGTGGTGCCGGTGATCGACCCCGTGCCTGTGGCAAGCCCTACGTATGACCAAGCCATTTACGCGCCCTCGTACACCGTGACGGTGCTCACGATGTCGCCCGTGGCGGGGTCGGTGTTGACGGTTTGGGTGGCCTTGGCTGCAAAGGCGTTGTTAACGGTGACCGGGGCGGGCTTTACATCGTTGGTGATGTTGACTACGGGCGCGGGCGCAGCCGGGGCGGCGGGCATGACGGCTTCAACATTGACAGTGGTCTCGGGTACGTGCACGTCGGTGTTGACGACCGGCGCGGGAAGGTGGTTATGGATTTCGCTGCGGTGCTCGGGCATGGTGACGTTAAAGACGGGTGCCGCTGGGGCCTGGGGTGCGCTGGCAAGGGCTTGGCCCATGCTTTGCACGGCGGCGCCCATGGCTTGCAGGGTGCTGGCTTGGGCCTGGGCCTGCGCGGTGGGGTCTGCGCCGGGGGCTGTGGTGCCTTGGGTTTGTTGCAGGCCGCCACCGGTGCTGTGGGCGCCGTCGCTGGTGAAGGTGAAGCCTTTTTTTTGCACCTGTTCGCGCCAGGTGCTGATTTGTTCGAGCACTTCGTCAGGGTTTTGGCCGCGCTTGCGCATGACTTCAACTTCGCTGGCAAACCCGGCGCGGGTGAGTTCGACCCAGGCGTTAGCCTCTTTGAGTGGGTCGATCCAGGGCATGGATTGGCCGATGTACATGGCGTCGTCGGCGGTTTCGGGCATTACGTCGCGGGGGCGGCGGGCTATGCCTGACAGATCGGCAGCGAGCACGAGGGTTTTGTAGGCAGGCTCGACAAACTGGCAGGTGAATTCGTCGGTGAGGATGGCGTAGTGGACGTATTGCTCTACCAACTCTTGGCGCTGGGCGCTGTAGGTGCCGTTGTAGTCGCGTGCAATGCTGCTGTAGCTTGCGCCTATGCCTGCGGCTGCGGCGCGGAGCTGGCCGCCACGGAAGGTGATGATGTTGGGGTTGGGGCGGTTGCCGTTGTTGACGGGGGCAATTTCTTCACCCACGGCCAGGTTGTCAAACACCATGCCGGGCTGGATGCCAAAGCTGCGGGGGACGGTGTTGCCGTCGCTGTCGGTGTTTACGCCGGCGTAACCGTCAGGGCTGTTTTTCTTGACTTGGAAGGTGATGGCTGCGGCAATTTTTGCGGCGATGCGTTCGCTTTCTTCGTAGTCTTTGATGTCTTCTAGGCGGTTGAGGATGCTGGCAAATTCGCTGACGCCACGGAGTTGACCGATGCGGTCGCGCAGGGCCATGTGGTGCATGCGGTCGGCGGGAATGCGTTTGAGGTCTGAGGCGAGGGCGCCGTTGCCTTCGAGGGGGTTGGTTTTATAGACCCAGTAGGCGATGGGTTCGCCCCAGGCGTTTTTTTCGATGCCTTGGGTGGTGGTGTTGGCGGTGTTGCTGTAGTCGTAGGGAACGAAGTCGGGTTCGATCAGCTCAAGGGAGAAGGGGACGGCGCTGGAGTGGGTGTAGTAGGGGACGTTGCCTATGAGTTCTTGGGCAAAGCATTCGCCGTCGCGCACGAGGGTGAGCAGGGCGGCGCGTTGGCATTGGCTCCAGCTGAGTTGTTTGGTGACTTCGGGGCGGCGGGACCAGAGGAGGTAGGCTTTGCGCAGGGCCTGGGCGTATTCTTTGTGGATGGTGCCGTCTGCGCGGCGGGGCTGGGGCTCGATGCCGATGCCGCTGGGGCCTATGGTGTTGTTGACGATGGTTTTGAGGATGCCGCGCGATATGTCATGGTTGCGGTGCTGCTGGCGGGCCTGGTTGCGGATGGCTACGGCGCTGCGCTGGGTGAGTTGGTTGGGGCTTTGGTTGTTGGTGTAGAACTTGCGCCGGGTGCTGGGGGTGTCGGCGTCGTAGGGGCTGAAGGCTTGGGCGCGCAGTTGGTCATAGACGGTGCGCTGCTGCAAGCGGCGCAGGCCTGCGGCGGGGCGTATGTAGCCCACCAGGCGGTCTATGAGGTTGGGTTGGCTGAACTGTGTTTTGCTCATGAGCTGAAGTTGGCCACGCTGTAGCTTTGGCCTGCAAAGGTGGGCGCGCCTGCGGCGGCGGCGGTGAGGTCGCGCACGCGGCGTTCATAGAACATGAGGCTTTGGCGGATGGCGGGGAGGTCTTCCATGGTGCGCATGCGTTCGCCGGAGCTGGTGCCCACGCGGACGGTTTTGCCAAGGAGGATTTCAGCAATGGCCGTCTCGTGGAGCGCGACCATTTGTATTGCGGTTTCGAGTTGGGTGGCCATGGCCGCAACGGTAGCTAATGGGCTGTGCCAAAACTAGCGGAAGTTTGGCAATTTTGCTCAGGCCGGTGGGCGAATGAGGCGGTAGAGGGTGCTTAGGCTGATGCCGTGGCGCTTGGCGACGGCTTCGGCGTTGGTGCCGTCAAAGTCGGCCAAGATGGCGGCGTTGCGCTCGGTTTTGTCAGGCGCGGGGACGTAGATGGAGCCTTTGGCGCCCAGGGTTTTGCAGCCAAAGCGTTTGCGCAGGCCGCGTTCAATGGCGACGGCGACGGCCTGGGCAATGGGTTCGACCATGCCGGTTTCTTCGCGGACGATGGCGAGTAGTTCGCGCTGGAGTTGGATGCTTTGGGCCTCGATCTGCGCAGGGCTGGGGTCGGCGCTGCGCCGGGGGGTGCGGTGGATGGTGGCTGTGGTCATGGTAGCGGTGGGTGTTAAAGGCGAGAGAGCCATTGGCCAGAGGCGAAGGCGTTGGGCGGTGGGGGTGGTGGGCTGGGGCGGGAAGGCTTGGGGCGGGGAGCGGGGGTGACTTGGGTTTGTGTGGAAGTGGTGGGCAAAACTGCAATGGGTGCGGAAAACAGGTCGTCGACCGGGGGTTGGACTTGCATTTCCAGGCGCTGCCAGGCGGCGTCGGTTTTGGTGTGCAGGCCTAGGCCGTAGGCGGCGTGGAGGGCGTAGTTGCGGCAGTCGAGTACTTCGTTGCGCCCGCGCAGCTTGACCCAGCGGTAGGTGTCTTTGCCGTTGGCTTTGACCAGGATGCGTTGTTCGGCGGTGAGCTGTAAGTACCACTCTCGGGGCAGGTCTTGACTGGTGTGGACGTAGCCGGGTTTGGCTTGGCCGCTCTGGCTTGGGGGGTCGATGGCGAGTTGGCCGAGCAGCAGGTCTTTGGCGGTGTCTACCCCGGTCATCCAGAGTTTGACGCCGCGTTTTTGGGTTTGGCCGCGCCAGGTAACGTCGACTAGGGAGGCGGGGCCAAGAACAGACTTATGGTCTTCAGAGCTGCCTTTGACGGCGCGCAGGTTGGGCAGGTGGGTGGTTTGGCTGCGCACCCAGTTGTAGACGGCTTGGCTTTGGTCTGAGCTGTCGATGCTGATGGCGGATATGCCTAGGCTGGTGCCGTGGTGGGCCTGGGTGTAGCGGCGCTGGAGGTAGGTGGTGACGTGGTGCCAGTCTTCTTCATTGGCGGGGTTGCCTTCGATGATGTGGTGGTCTATGGCCCAGCTTTCCATGCCACGGCCCCAGCCCCAGACGGCGATTTCCCACCGGTTGCGCTGCACGTCAATGCCTGCGGTGAGCACCAGGGCGCCGGTGGGCACGGTGCACAAGGGGTAGGGTTCGGCGCGTTTTTGGAGGGTGTGTTCGTCGGTGCGGTCGCCTACCAGCTCCCAAGTTTCGCCACGGGTTTCGTTGACGAAGAGTTGCATGGGGCCTACGTCGCCTTTTTCTAGGGCGGCGCGGGCTTCTTCGTTTTCTTTGGCTATGCTGGCCCAGGTGCGCTGGGGGCTGTAGATGGCCCAGATTTGCATGCCCACTTGGCGCGGCGGGGTGCAGGGCATGCCTTTGGAGTCAAACCACAGGCCCGCGCCTTGGTAGCGGATGCCGGTGCGGATGCAGACCCAGGTGCCGGGCAGGGGCAAACCGCCGGGCAGGTAGTGTGCCTGGGTGATGGTGGCCAGGCAGTGGGGGCAGACAAAGTGGGCGGTGTCGTGCTGGCCGGGGGTCCATTTGAAGCCGCTGGCTTGGCTTTTGCCACCCCAGAAGAGGTGGGTTTCCACGCCGCAGTGGGGGCAGTCGATGTGGAAGCGCATGTCCACGTCGCAGTTTTCGCGGGCGCGCTCGACGTGGTCTAGGCCTTTGATGCGGGGGGTGCTGCCGCCTACAAACTTGGGGTAGGCGGCGCCTTCTAGGCGGCCTTTGGCCAGGCCGCCGGGGTCGCCAGACTTTTCAATCTGTTGGTCAAAGCCGCTCCATTCGTCAAGCATGGCGACCGCGACGGTGATGCGGCGAAAGGCGCGGGCTGCTTTGCCGCCCAAGATGTGGAAAACACAGTCTTTAAAGCGCTTGAAGCGCATGGTGTCTTCGCTGACGGCGCGGCCTTTGGGGCGGGCTTTGGCAATGGCGGGGATGACTTCAAAGACGGGGTCGATCTCAGACTTGACAAAGCTGTCGCGGTCGTCGTCGGTGGGTTGCCACAGGGCAATGTTGCGCCGGCGGTGGGCGATGTTGTAGGCGCAGAAGGCGGTGAGGATTTTGGTGTAGCCCACGCGCTTGCTTTTTTGCACCACGACTTCTTCAATGCGGTCGTCGCTCAAAAAGTCCATGATGCCGATTTGGAAGGACCAGCTGGTCCACATGCCTTTTTGTTGGCTGGATTCGCCTGCGAGCTCAAAGTTGGCAGCCGCCCAGGCGCTGAGCCACTGGGGTTTTTGCGCGCGCAGGCTCTCCAGCCCGGCGCTGACGCTGCGCAGGATGGAGCGCTTTGCTTCAGCGCAGACGGCTAGGGCGCGTGTCATGCGGTGGGGGTGTCCTCGGTGAGGGCCAAGATGTCTTCAAAGTCTGGATCGGGGTCGTCGTCGTTGGGGGATTGGTCGAGCGACTCGGATATGAGGCGGGTGGTGGAGCGAATCCACTTGTTGCGGGCAGCGGCGATGACGGCAAAGATGGTGGTTTTGGCTTGTTCGTCGAGGTCGGGGCAGGTTTTGCGCAGGGTGCCTTCGAGTTGCTCAAATTCGGCTACCACGTTGGAGCAGGCCTGGGCGAGTACGTCTTCTAGGGCGCCGATGGGGGCGTATTCACCACGGGTGACGGCATTTTTAAGGGCTTGGGCTTCTTTTTGTTCTTTGGCCAGACCGGCGCGTTCTTGCACCAGGTCGAGGCCGCCCTCCCCGTCACCTAGGCGGCCAGCGGCTTGGTCGCGCAGGCGTTCGCAGTATTCGATAAGGGCTTGGCCCAGGGTGCCCGAGATGGCGATTTTTCCTTCTTTAACCATGGCGCCTATGGCTTGTTGGCTGACGCCGACAAGTTCGCCCAGGGCTTTTTGGGTGGCGGGTTTGTCAAGCATGGCTTAGCGGGCCTTGAATTGGTTGGTGACCAGGGCGACGGCTTCGTTGAACCGGGCTTGGGCGTTGTCTTGCACGGCTTTGCTGACCACGTCGAGCACGTCCAGGCGCGGGCGGTAGGCGGCGCGGCGGATGAATTTGAGGTATTGCAGCAGCTTGCGTCCACCGGCGCCGCTGCGCTTGTACACGCCGCTGGGCAAGTAGCCGCCGTTTTTGCCCAAGGTGTTGGCGCCGGGCTTGACGGCAAAAAAGATGCCTTCTACCCCCATTTTTTTGGCGGACTGTTGGCCTTTGGCGCTGCGGGGTTTGAAGTAGCGGTCTTCTGGGGCGCGAATCTGCAGCTCGCGGATGATTTGCTTGTAGTAGCTGCCGGGCATGTTGCCGTAGGCGTCGAGTTTGCCCGCCTTGATCCACTTGCCGGGCACCGTCACCCAGCCAGCAGGCAGCACGCCAGCACGGGTGAGCAGGAATTCGGTTTTTTTCTGGTTACGGGCGCTGGCGCCTTGCACGCCGGGGCGCAAATATTCGCGCTGGGCCTTGCCGCGCTCGTCTTGGCTGTTGGGCACAAAGACTTCGGCTACCAGATTGGTCTTTTCGGCGCGCTTGGTGAATATGCCATTGACGGTGAAGGGCGTGGGCCGGTCAAACGCTACCGGCATTTCCTTTTGCAGCGCGGCCTGGGCGTCAATTGCCAGCTTGCTGAGCATATTGGCCGTGACAAACGGCATTTGCTTGCGCGCTTCGTCGGTCAGGGCCGCGCTGATGCGCTTGGTGTCGATGTGGATTTCAAGTTTCAAGGCTTTTTGCCGCACCGTGTTGGTCGATGCGCGCACCCTGATTCACCCACAAAAGAATTTATTGT